ATGGAAATCAATCGGCACAAGGTCCATATGGAGGAAGAGGGGTTCCTATCTCATTCCCATATGAATTGACCTATAATGAAAGAGTTCCTGGTGGAAGAAATGCAGGTCAGAAGTCTATTACTTCTGACGGTACTACAGATAGAGTAATTAAAGGCCAGGGCCCTAGTGGTTTTGGTCATATTGGTTCATATACTTATACCGATGAAAATGGAAAAAGATATGAGATTATGATGGCTCATGGTGATCAACAATTTGCAACATTCAATGAAGGTCAGAAAATACCAGCAGGTACAGTTCTTGGATATCAAGGGGCTTCTGGTTCTAGTGACGATGCTGCTGGTGGATTATATGACCATATATCTTTCCATGTTAATGATATTGATGGTGGAGACCCAAATAAAGTTATACGACAATTCACAAATTCATTAATCAGTGGTGATGGAGTAAAGATTCGACAAAAATCACCACAAGTTACTGCACCCGCAGAAAGAACAACTGCAGAAGATATTAGTAAACAGACAGATTATGAAAAAATGAGAACAATTTTCATGCCTATTACATCACCTAATAATGGTGGTGGTGATTCTGGTTCTGGTGGTGGAGCTCCATCTATTATTGGTGGGTCTTCGAGAGATACATACTTACAGATTATGACGGAACCTCAAACAGGTCCCGGTAATCTAAAGAAATTTGTGATTACTTCTAATAATAGTGGTGACCAAGTTGATTTGGCTAACGGTGTTGTAGAATATCGTTATTACGAAAATGTGTTATCAAACTATATTACATCCAGTGCAATAGTTGTAGAGTCTGGTGAAAAACTTGATGGTGCTGCACCAAGTACATTGGACTCTTTACCTATTAGAGGTGGTGAAAAGACTGATATTATTATTGAAGATGTTGTTGGGAATGAGATAAAGATTGATGAGGGAATGTATGTCAATAGGGTAAAGAATGGTGCTCCAGGTACAGAAAAGGACTTATATCAACTTGATTTTGTATCTAAAGAATATTTTTTAAATGAACAGTCAAGAGTTGTCAAAAGATATGAAGGAAATATTTCAACCAATGTTGGAGTAATTTTAGCAGATGTATTGAAAACAGAAGAACTAATTGATATTGATGAAACTCAAAATTCTTATAATTTTTTGGGTAATACTAGAAGTCCCTTCTACACTTGTACTTGGTTAGCATCTAAATCAATCCCATCATCATCTGGAGAAACTAGTGGACCAGGTGGGTTTTTATTTTTTCAGACAAGAGATGGTTTATGTTTTAAATCTATTGATAAACTATTTGGAAAGGACCCAATCAAGAAATTTTTGTTTAACAATACTGGCAAATTAGTTGCTGGTTATGATGCAAATATATTGTCATATAGTATTGATAGTGATATTGATATGAATCGAAATATGACTATGGGTGCATATAATAATGTCACGACTTATTTTGATTATTCTGGTATGATTAATAAGTATACAAAGTTTAATATTGATGTTGCACGGGATAGTGTAACAACAGCCGGTAGGGATTATATCAATGTCAATAAGAATTTCATCAAAGCTCCATCTAGATATTTTACGTATATTAAAGATATTGGGGTCAATCCAGATGGAAAGGGAAATGAACAATTAGATCGTTGGAAAAACGATAAAACAAAACAAAACTTTGATGCTGAACAAGTACTTGTTCAGTCGATTATGAGATATAATCAGTTGTTTACTGTTGTTACTAATATTATCATTGCAGGAGATTTTTCAATCAGGGCTGGTGATATTGTTGAGTGTGATTTCCCACAGTTAGAAGCTCAATTAAATAAAGAAACAAACCCCCAAAGTGGTGGTAAATATATGGTAGCCAGTGTATGTCATAGGATGACTCCTAGGGAAACATATACGAGTTTAGGTTTAGTGAGAGATTCCTTCGGTAAAACTACAGGTTTTGGTGGTACAAACTAATGTTAGATAACAGTTTAATTAAGACTCATTCAATAGGTAGAGATGGGTATGTTTGGTGGGTAGGACAGATTGCTAGTGAGGAATCGTGGAAAGATAATAAACCACCTAATCCTCAAGAATCTAATGATGATATAAAGGGGTTTGCTGAGAGGTATAGAGTTGCAATTATTGGTTATACTCCGTTTGAAACTCAAGAAGTTACTGATGATGAATTATATTGGGCATATGTTGAATATCCAGTAACTGCAGGAAGTGGTGGTAGAGGGTCATCACAATCTGCAAACTTGGCTCAAGGTGATTTTGTTCGTGGTTATTTTCTTGATGGTGAGGAGGGTCAGATACCAATTATTAGTGCAGTAATTGGAAAAAACGAATATCAAGCAATTGTAAAAAATAGACCACAGCAAGTAAGATTTGTTCCTTACAGTGGTTTTTTACCAGATGATTATGTTCCATTCTATACTCAAAAAATAGAAAAAGGTGGAGAAATAATTTTTGCATCAGAAACCGAGGAGAATGGTGGGGAACAATCAGTACCTGGAACTCAAACGGGAAGACCAAATAATGAGGTATTAGCAGAATCAGTTACTGGTTCGAGTTCGACTATTGATGCTGCATCAGAAGCCGCATCACAGGAACCAACACAACCACTTGCAGTACCATCTGATTGTGAGCCTATACCTCTTGGTAAAATACAACAAGAAATTAAGAATGTTGTTGTAGAAATCCAGAAAATTCAGAAATCAATTTATGATTATAGTCAAGCAGTACAGAATCAAATTGGTGATATCCAAAATAAAATCAATAGTGCACTTGATAAGGCATCAAAATTTGTTGCAAGTGGAATAAAATGGATTTTTACTCAAATTCAAAAATTTGTTATTAAGACTACTAATAACGCACTGAAGAAGACATATTCACTTTTGTTTCCAAATGAAAGACCCGCACTTAAAGTTGCAGTTGAAAATATCAATGATTTGATTGCATGTCTCTTTAAAAAGTTGATTGGTCAATTACTGTCTATAATTGGTAATTTTCTTAAAGAGTCTGCAAATAAAGTTATCAATGGAGTAGAGTGTCTTGTAGAGAATTTGATTGGTAATATTTTAGGTAAACTTATTTCATCAATATCAGATATTATAAATGGAGCTTTATCATCAATCACTTCATTGATTGGTCAGGCTACAGATATTGTTGGAGAAGTTTTAGGTATCATTACTGATGTGCTGTCATTCTTGACTTGTGAAGAAAAACCACAATGTTCTTCTGTAAATGAATGGAATATTTTGAGTGGTGCAGGTAAAGTATCTGCTGGAAACATTGAGTCTATTGTTGATAAAGCAAAGAATATTGCCTCATCATTTCAGGATTCTGTAGAGAATGTAGGAGACAGTATTGATAATGCATTTGATATGAATATGGATGATGTATTCAATCAAACTGGTTGTGATATTGGACCTGTATTCTGTGGTCCCCCTCAATCACAATTTTTTGGAAGTGGTACTGGGGCTGCAGGTAATCTTATTATTGGTAGTTTAGGTGAGGTTATTGGAATTGATATGGTCAGTTTTGGAGTTGGTTATGATGAAAACTCCTATTCAAGGGTATATGATAATTGTGGTAAAGGAACTGGTGCATACATTAGACCTATCATCAGTAACTATACTGATAATGAAGGTAATCAACAAACTGGTGGTATTACAGATGTTGAAATTATAAGTCCTGGAACTGGTTATCTTCCTGCACCTGATGGAAGTAGAGGTGGAAATGAGTATACTTGGTCTGACCCAGAAGATACAGTTATAAATTACCCTGATGGTACTTGGTTACCTATTCCTCCTGGTGAAGTAGTTTCTGTTGTACCAGATATTACTGTTATTACTCCACCAAATACTATCGTTGTAACAGAACCATTACCTGGTCAAGGCGGCGGTGGTGATGGTGGTACTGGTACTGGTCCTAATGTTCCTGAACGTATAATATTGATACCACCAATCACAGAAGGTGATGGTACAGGTGGTGATGGTATTGGTGGTGGTGGTCTTATTCCTGCTCCTGGTCCTGGTGAAGGTGGTGGAACTGTGACCACACCTGGTCAAGGTGGTATTCCTGGGACTGGTACAGGTGGTGATGGTACTGGTGGTGGTGGGGGTGGTATTCCCGGCCCTGGAGCTGGTGGTGGTATCCCCGGTACTGGTGGTGGTGGAGTTCCTGGTTTTGGTCCTGGTGAAGTTATTGTTGTTGAGCCAGGTCAAGGTGGTGGAGGTGGAGGTGAGATTATTAGAGGTGGAAATGATTATCTAGTTCGACTTCCTGGTCTCTTCACAACACCAAAACCCGATTACTCAAGAGTGTCAGGTGATTATCCAACATCTTCAACTGGTTCTTATCCTGTTATCTTATATCTCTGTGAAATTTATATTGACCAGAGTGGTATCAATTATACCCCTGGAGATAATATTGTTATTGAACCAGACCTTGGTGCAACTGCAGAACCTAAGTTTGATAGACAAGGTAGAGTATATTCAATCAAAGTCACTCAAAGTGGTGAAGGTTTCACTGAATACCCAAGAATTTACATTGAATCTGAAACAGGTTATAATGCAGTATTACGACCAAAATTTTGTATAGATAGAGTTGGTAATGATGAACTCAAAGAACCAGAATTCCAAGATAAAATTGTAACCGTTATTGATTGTGTAGGTAAGGTCTAATGGCAGAACTAAAAAATTATCATACTATTAGATACGGAACTGCAGATGGTGAAATAAAGTTTGGACATATCACACAAGATAATGTTCTTTCATCCGTATTGTTGAGAAATGGTTTAGTGAAAAACCATTATATTACGATGGATTCGTCTGGTGATTCTCATCGTAAATATGGAACCATCTGTCGTTCACCTGGTTCGTTTCAGGTAAGGGCAGGTGATAATGTTGAAGAAGACATACCAGGAGTATATGTTGAAGCAGTCAGTGGTGATTTAGTTCTTCGAGCACCAAGTGGAAGAGTTCGAATAGAAGGAGTCAATATTGATTTGATTGCAGCTGGTGCCGATGGTAAAAATGGTGTTATCACTATTGATGGTAATGAAAAAGTACTCTTAAGGGCACAAACCATTGATGTTTCCTCTAAAGTATCTACTAGGGTATTCTCTGAGAAGACAGTTGAACTCATTGGTAACGCAATCTTAAATATGTACGGTGGCTTTATTGATTGTGCAGATGGTGCAACAGCAATCAAAGGTTCAATCCTTCCATCAACAAATGAAATTCAAAACGCAATTAAGCTTTAATGACTTTAAATATCCCTCATCCACAGAAGAAAGGTAAAAGACTTGAATACTCCTCTTTACATGGACCCGAAAATGGTGTATATTATAGAGGTAGATTGAGAGGTCACGATAGAATTGAACTGCCTGAGGTATGGAGAGACCTTGTAGAAGAACTTTCTATTACAGTATCACTTACCCCAATTGGTATGGAACAAAGTATTATTGTGAAAGGTATTCAAGATAATGCCGTGATATTAGGTTCAAGACCTGGTATTCCAATTGATTGCTATTATCATGTATATGGTGAAAGAAAAGATGTACCAAGACTCAAGACAGAAGGAAAGAGTAAATCATGAAGGTACCTGACTTAAATGTAGGTAAGAGATTATTTGTTGGTCTAGGAAATCCAGAATGTCTGGGTAGAGGACCAGCAGAAATTCGTGGGTCTACTTATATGCAGGGTCCTACTATCACAGGGGCCCCAGTATTTCCTAATGTTTGGGGTGCTAGTATGGTTGGACCTCTGGTCAATCCAGAGTCTACACCACCACTAATTCCCGGTACTCTTTGTATGGGAGTTAGTAACCCATACTCTCTTGCTGTCATTGGTCCAGCTGCATTCATGGGTAATGTTGACACAAACTTTAGTGTCAATGTAGGATTGAATCTAATTGCTCAAGGAGAGGTAATATCACGTTGTGGACTTCATGTGTTGTCTGCAAAGAAGAACTTTGATATTCCCCATCCATCTAAAGATGGTTGGAGATTGAGACATACCTGTCCAGAAGCACCAACCAATGATGTATATGTTAGGGGAACAGTTAAAGATGATAATGTCATTGAACTTCCATCTTATTGGAAGGATTTTGTACATCAGGACTCAATTACTGTTAGTCTGACTCCAGTTGGAATGCATCAAGATATAATCGTTGAGAAAATCGACGAAGATAAAATTTATCTTCACTCAAAATCAGAAACTCCAATTCATTGTTTCTATCATGTTTATGGTGAAAGAAGTGATGGAGATAGTTTGATTCCAGAGTATGAAGGTACTACACCAGAAGATTATCCTGGAGATAATCGACAATATTCAATTTCAGGATTCCATTACGACATTAAGGAGCAATAATGACACAATCAGTTTCTGCAGGATTTATACCAAGAAGTATTGGAAAACAGGATTGTGCTGATAAACCAATAGGTGGAGCACCTTCTGGAATTTATTCCTACATCTCAAAACCAGACAATAATGATTTAGTAGATGTCACACTTGAGTTAGTTGTTCCACCTTGTGTTCCATATTATCACTCTACCGCACAGATTGATTCATTACTGGTCAATACAAGTATTATTGGTGCTGGTATTATTAATCTTGCAGGAAAAATTACTTCTGCAGTATCGGTTACTGCACCAATATTCAATGGTACTGCAACAGGTAACAAACCAATTAGTGCCTTTGATATTCCTCACATCAAAGATGAAACAAAGAGAGTTAGACATCTCATTCCAGAAGGACCAGAACCAGGAATTTATGTAAGAGGAAAACTAAAACATTCAAATAAGATTGAACTACCAGAATATTGGGATGGTTTGATTGACCCAGACACAATTACTGTTACTCTGACACAAATAGGATATTCACAAGACCTTATTGTTGAGGAGATTCAATGGGGTAAAATAGTCAAAATCAAGTCTGGTCTTGGTGCTAATATCCATTGTTATTATGAGGTTTGGGCTTCAAGGTGGTTGAATCCTATGGACCATACAGAAAAACCTCATGTAGTATACGAAGGTGATAGTCCTGAAGATTATCCAGGTGATAATAAAAACTTCTTGATTGGTGGATGGGATTACGATAGACGAGAGACCAAGTGGAGGAGAGATGTTGACCTTGACAATGGCCAGATAGAATAGTGTTCATACCCCCTTGACGGGGGTGCCCAGAACCGTTATACTAGTAGAGTAGACAGGAGTTCAATGACCTACAAATCACAAGAAGACCAAGACTTTTTGACCCGTGTTGTAGTTGATACAAGTCTTCGTAAATTTTATCTCTACTCTAGTGAGGGTAACAGTAAAGTTGTTGACTGTGAGACTGTAGAACAGTTTATGAACGTCCTTGAGTTGGTACGTGCTCTAATCAAAGAGGACGACATTGTTTATGCAGAACCTTTGGTATCTTCAGCAGAATGAACTATCCAGACCTTTACGAAGAAATTCTAAAATGTTACGATTATGAGACCAGAAACCCGTCAGTCTATGGAAATGTTGTTCTCTGCAAAATGGAATCTTCCAAAGGCAGCAAAAAACTGCAATCTTACACAGAAGGAAATGAAAATTACCTTCAATGAATACTGTGTACTTCATCCACCAACCTGGGATATAGATGATGAAACAACTATTCATAGTTGATATTGGTAACGGTAGATGTGTTACTCATGATGGACATGTTCAATTAGGTAGTTTTAAACATTCTTTAGAGAAACACCTAGAACTATGTCCAGAACAAAACTGGCAGGTAACATATTGGATGCCTGACCCATTAGGTAAGAGATATAAGAGAATAAATTTCCAACATACTATGAGAGCAAATGAAGGGTCTCCTAGAACTGATAACGCATTAGACAGTCGTCCTAGAGATTTTCCTGATACACCACCTAGCAACTAGGTGGTTTTTTTATGTAATAAATATCTAATAATAGATATAACGTGCGAGAAAGATGCCTCTCTCAAGATTAGATAACTTTCTAAAGAACGTAAAAGGAAATATTTTATATGTTGACCCTACCAATCTGGATGCCACAGATGGTATTGAGAACCAGGGCAACTCGATGGCCCGACCATTTATAACTCTGCAGAGAGCTTTGGTTGAGGCATCTAGATTCTCCTATCAAAAGGGTCTTGATAATGATAGATTTGGACAGACTTCAGTCTGTATCTCTCCTGGTACTCATTATGTTGATAATAGACCTGGTTGGATTCCTACGGGTACTCCTGGTTTTGAGTACTTACTTAGAAGTGGAGTCAACTCAAATGATTTCCCACCATTCAGCAACACATCCAACTTTGATCTTTTAGATAAGAACAATATTCTTTATAAACTCAATAGTATTTACGGTGGGGTCATTGTCCCTAGAGGTGTTTCTATTATTGGTCAGGATCTAAGAAAGACTGTTATCAGACCTCTATATGTTCCTAATCCAGAAAATAATCTAATTGAAAGATCCGCCATCTTTAGAGTGACTGGTGGATGTTATATGTTCCAGTTCACTTTGAAAGATGCTGATACAACACAACCAGCATATAAAGACTATACTTCAAATACATATACCCCAACATATTCTCACCACAAACTAACTTCTTTTGAGTATGCAGATGGTGCCACTCCTGTATCAATTCATGATGACTTCATTAATTATGTCACAGATCGTACTGATCTGGATATGTATTATGAGAAAGTTGGTATTGCATATGGTTCCGCAAGTGGAAGACCAATTTCACCTGATTACCCAAATGCCGGTGTAGATATCCAACCCAAGATTGATGAATACCGTATCGTTGGACCAGTATCTGGTTCTATTGGTATTAGTAGTATCAAGTCTGGAGATGGTATAACACCAACACCTGATGTTAATGTAAAATTGACAGGTGGTCTTTTTGGTCTAAATGTTGATACCAATGTTATTATCAACAATGTAACTGATACAAGATATAATGGTACATACCTTGTAACCTCAGTATTGGCTACTGATGAAGATGGAGTTACTGAATTTACATATGAAGTTCCAGTCACTCCTAGTGATGCATTACCAAATCCTTTAGGTTCTTCTGTAGAACTTTCTTCTGATACTGTAACAAGTTCCTCACCATATATTTTCAATGTCTCTCAAAGGTCCATTTACGGCATGTGTGGAATGAATGCCGATGGTGCTAAGGCAGACGGATTTAAGTCTATGGTTGTAGCTCAATTCACTGGAATTGGTCTTCAGGTTGATGATAATGCATTTGTACTTTATAATCCACAAAGTGGGTCATTTGATGACTCCAATACAATTCCAAATTTACATACAAATATAAATGCTGTCTATAAACCATCATATTCTAATTATCACATCAAGGCATCAAATAATGGTCTAATTCAGTTAGTCTCTATCTTTGCTATTGGTTATTCTGAGCAATTTGTAACTGAGTCGGGTGGTGATTTTTCAGTTACTAACTCTAACTCTAACTTTGGTGAAAGTGCTCTAATATCTAGAGGTTATAGAGAAAAGGCATTTGCACAAGATGATGTTGGATATGTCACACAAGTTATTCCACCACAAGCACTTAAGCCAGAATATACTACAGTTGAATTTCCTGCAATCGATATTACAAAAACTGTAGGTGTTGCAGATACAAGTAGAATGTATCTTTACAACTACAATAACCAGGATATACTTCCACCAGGTGTAATCAATGGTTATAGATTTGGTGCAAATCGTAATGAAACTCTAAATGCAGTTATTCCAGTGGGAGGACAGAGTAAAGGATTTGATGCAAGAGTCGTCATGGCAGACACTGCATATGATGTGAATAAAGCAACAGGAATGAAACTGTCGAGAATTGGTAGAAACGTCTCTACTGGTAATAGTATTACCAACTCAACAGCAACATTCACTCAAAACCATCAATTGATACAGGGTGAGACTGTAAGAGTTATTTCAAATGATGGTAGACTTCCAGATGGTCTTGAATCAAATAGAGTTTATTTTGCAATTGTTGATGGTCTTCCTCCAAATCAGGTACAATTTGCACAATCATTTAATGATTCTCTAACAGGTGATAAAGTCAATATTAACAATCTTGGTGATACTCTTATTGTACAAAGTAGAGTTAGTGATAAAGAACCTGGAGATGTTGGACATCCTATTCAATACGATGTCACTGAATCACAATGGTATGTGAATGTATCATCTGCATCCACCGAGAATAATTTGTATCCAAAATTGGTTAGTGGTGGACTTGGAAGTATCACATCTAGAACTTATATCATTCGACAAAAGGATTCTAGACAGTCTGATGATAGAATTCATCAATTGAGATTTGTTATTCCTGCAAATACAGGTGTATCATCTGCAAGACAACCTCTAGATGGTTATATTCTTCAAGAATCGAGTGATGTTACTGGTGCAACTAATGCAGAAGTTGCGCTATATTTCAATCCAGGTTCTGTATCGATGAGTAATGATACTCAAATGAGAAACTTTAGTTTCATTGCTGGTGTTGATTATAAAGCAGGAATTACATATTACTCAACAGAACTACCACATAGACTTTCTATTGGTTCGAGTGTTATCATCGCTAATGTAAGAAGTACTTTGTTCCCAACAGTTGGTTTTGGTAACTCTGGTTATAATGGAACATATGAAGTTAGTGGTATAACGAGTGCAAAAACCTTTGAGGTGAATTCTATTCCTCTTTCTCCTGGTGATTTTATCAATGATACTTCACAAAGAACTACAAGTCTACCAACATTTAGTAGAAGAAACTTTGCAAAAGACTTCTATGTTTATGATGTACAAACTGTTACCGAGTATGTTAATAGTGAGCAAGATGGTATCTATTACTTATCGATACTCAATTCATCAAATGAGCCGAAAGTGTTCCCTTTCAATAAAAAAGAGTATTCATATTCACAACCAGTTACTAACTATTACCCACAGTTAGATAGAGATAATCCAGTAACTGATGCCCCAGCTGCTGAATGTTATGCACTTTCGAATCAACTTGGAAAAGTTGTAATGGATGACCCCACACATAGCCTTACTAGGGAAACTATGGCTGAATTGTCATTAGGAGTTGGTATAGCAGTTACAGGTATTATATCAAATAATGTAGGAACTGCGTATACTATCTTCACTGACGAAGACCACGGACTGAATAGAATTACTGTTCCATCTATCAACAATCCTGGTTCTGGATATGGTGATGGTACTAATGCAATTCAGTATTATTATAATGCAAAGTTGGAAAATATCTCAAGTGGTTCAATCGGTGATTATGGTACTGCGTTGGTTACTGTTGATGGAACATCTGCTGGTGAAATTATTGATATTCAAATTATGAGTGGTGGTTCGGCATATGTTAATGGCGACACCTTCCGAGTAGTTGGTATTGCAACCACAACTGGATTTAGTGCAGCAACTGGTAGTGTGAATAAAGTTTATGATAATAGAGGAGATACTTTTACTCTTGGTGGTATTCAGAGTTATGATGGTAAGAATTTCAATCATATATATCGAATAGATGCAGTTCCAGAAACTCGTCAAATTGAGGTGAGTCCGGTAGTAAGTTCTCCAGGCATTACTACACTAGGTTATGGTCCAGACCAAGTTGCTGGTGGTAGTATAGTACTCTTTGGACCATCTTACAAAACAGATAGTTTTGTTTATAATCAAAATGCAGGTGTTGCAACCGTAACAACTACGTATAATAATAATTTTAGAGTCAATAACTCTGTTGTGGTAAGTGGTGCAGGTCAAACATTCTATAACGGTTCGTTTGTTTGTATTGATAAGATTGGACTGACTACTGTAGTTCTTGATGTTGGTATCAATACAGTTACTCCTCCAATTGATGGAAATATTGAATTGTTCCCATCTGGTGTGACTGGTAACTTTGGTGACCTTATCTCAAGAAATGGAAGACTTGCAGGAAGAGAAAGTCAAATCTATGCGGGTATCTCAACCACATTGTCTACAGCAATTACCAGTAAAACGACTGATACCATCAATGTCAATAATATGACTGATTATGATTTCTTGATTGGTGACTATCTTAGAATTGATGATGAGTTGATGAGAATCAAAACTACAGTAAGTAGAACTGGTGGTTTTACACAACTCAAAGTGTTTAGAGGTGTATATGGTTCTATTGCCAATACTCATTTAGTAGGTGCAGTTGTTAATCGGGTTAGATTCTACCCTGTTGAATTTAGAAGGAACTCAATTATTAGAGCATCTGGTCATACCTTTGAATATATTGGTTATGGTCCTGGTAACTACTCTACTTCATTCCCAAGTAAACAGACAAAGAGACTTACACTATCTCAACAAATCAACGCACAGTCCCGAACGGTAGCTGGTGGTGTTGTCAACTATACAGGTATGAATGATAGAGGTGACTTCTTCATTGGTAACAAGAGAATTGCTTCTAATACAGGTAGAGAACAAGTGTTCGATACTCCAGTTCAAACATATACTGGTGAAGACCCTTATTCTACTGGTGTCCGTGATGATGCATCTGATTTCAACTATATTGAAGGTTCCATCTTCAAAGTTGAAAGGAGTATGACAGTTGATGGTGGTGATAAAGGTAATATTCTTTCACAGTTCAATGGACCTGTAGAATTTACCAAAAAAGTTACTAGCACATCTGAGCAAGGTATTGAAGCTAACAGTGTCTTTATTCAAGGTAATGCTCTAGTTTCAAGAAGGTTAACTGTTAGTACATCTATCCCAACAGTTGCTGGTACACCTGGTGATATCGTCTTCAATGCAAATCCAGCAAACAGTGGAACCGTTGGGTGGGTTTATACAACCAACAATGAATGGAGAACCTTCGGGTCAATCAGTTGATAAATAAAAATAAGAATTTATAATTACCAAGATAGATGTCAGTAGATAAGGATTTTGTCGTAAAGAATGGCATTCAGGTCAATGAAAATCTACTTTATGCGGATGCTGATATCAGTAAAATTGGTATTGGAACAACAACACCTAGTAAAAAACTTGTAGTTATTGGTGATGGAGAGATAAGTGGTCAACTTTCAGTTGGAACCACTATCTTTGCCGAGAGACTAGTAACAACTGGTGTCACTACATCTCAAACAGGTCTTGAAGTTGGTGTTGGTGGAACTACCTTTACTAGTTCTACCTTTACCAAAAAGGCTGGTATCAACTCTTCTGTTCCAGAATATACCCTTGATGTTATTGGACCAGTTTCAATTGGCCAAACTACAGGGTACATTTATGGTGACCTAACAGTAACTGGTAATATTAAGGCTACAAGTTTAGATGGTCAGATTACTGCAGGTGGTACTGTTGGATTTACAAATGTTACTGTAGATAATGTATTAGATGCAAATAATGCAGAAGTATATAATTTATTCAGACTAGAAGAAGTTAATAGTGATACATTTAGATTTCTGACTGCAGGTAATCCTCCTGGTATTGGATTCACCCAAAATACAGATAATCCAGATATTTACCTTCTTAGAGGTCAAAACTATCAATTTGAAATAGATTCTGGTGGTTTCCCTTTCTATATTAAGAGACAACCAACCGCAGATTTAAATAACATCTATCAAGATGGAGTGGAAGGTAACGGTACTCAGGTTGGTATTCTTACCTTTAAGGTTCCATATAATGCACCAAATGTTCTTTATTACCAAGCGACAAATACCGCTGGTATGGGTGGAACAATTTATTTGAATAATGATGGTAAATCTATTGATGTTGGTTTTGCTACAGTCAGGGAAAGACTGGATAGTAGACGTTATGCAGATTTTGAGAACATCTATGTATCAGGTATTGGTACAATCAACAACATCAAGAGTAATAATTACAGTGTAAGTGCTGGTATTGTTACAGTAAGACAGGACCAAACAGCATTCATTGGTGTCTCTACTGGTGCAGATAGAGTTAGTGTTCAGACTACAAATAGTACTGCTACACATCAAGTTTCTTTTGTAAACAATGTAGGTCTGGGTTCAAACTACCCACTTCACTTAATTGATGCTGATGCAACACAATTAACCTATGTTCCTTCTACAAATGTACTATCTTGTACTAGATTTGTAGGTAATGTATCTGGTATTGCTACGGGTGCTGATAATATCAATGTAGACCAAACTAATAATAACACAAATTATCAAATCATCTTTAGTGATACTAATGCCTCAGCATATCAGAGGATGTATATTGATACAAACAATACACATCTAACATATAATCCATCCACAGAAACTCTTACTGTTGAAAATATTATTGGTAATCTTTTTGGTATTGCAACAAATGCAAACTTTATCAATGTAGATACTGATAGTCAGAATACAAATCATCAAGTATTATTCAGTGCCAATCAAGGTGGTGGTTTCCAAAGACCTTATATTGATACTCAAAGTAATGAACTAACCTATAATCCATCAACAAATACATTCTCAGTATCAAACATTGTTGGTGATTTGACTGGTGATGTAACTGGTAATCTTGCAGGTACTGCAACAAATGCAAACTTTATCAATGTAGATGAAATTAATAGTAACACAAATTATCAGTTACTGTTCAGTACTAACCAGGCTGCTGATTATCAAAGACCTTATATTGATAGTAATTCAAATCAACTTACATATAATCCATCTACTAGAACCTTTAGGGTTCAGAATGTTATTGCAACTACTGTTACTGGTGTCACTTTTACAGGTACTGCAGAACAAGCTAATTTTATCAATGTAGATGAAACTGGTTCTAATCTAAACTATCAAGTATTGTTTAGTACTAATCAGGCTGCTGGTTATCAAAGACCTTATATTGATAGTGGTTCTGGTCAGTTCATTTATAATCCATCAACTAATCGATTGACAGTAGGAAACTTTACTGGTAATGGTGCAGGTCTTACTAATCTTGATGGTGGAAATGTTACAACTGGTGTTATCAATGAAGCAAGACTACCTAATGCATCTACTACTGCTCAGGGTGTTGTTCAATTAGACAATAGTATTACGAGTACATCTCAAACTCAAGCAGCATCATCAAAGGCAGTAAGTGATTTGAAATCCTTCGCAGCGAATGCATCAAATCTAACTGCAGGTACAGTCAATGTAGCAAGACTACCTGATGCATCTACTAGTGCTCAAGGTGTTGTTCAATTGAACAATAGCATTAGTGGTACATCTCAAACTCAGGCTGCATCATCAAAAGCAGTAGGTGACCTAAAGTCATTTTCATCAAACGCATCAAATCTATCTGCAGGTACAGTTAGTGTAGCAAGACTACCTGATGCATCTACTAGTGCTCAGGGTGTAGTTCAGTTAAGTAACAGTATCACAAGTACATCACAAACTCGAGCAGCATCTTCGAAGGCAGTAAGTGACCTGAAGTCATTTTCATCAAATGCATCAAATCTATCTGCAGGTACTGTAAATCCAGCAAGACTACCAGCAGCAACAAATAGTACTCAGGGTGCAGTCATCCCCATTAACACATATCCACCTACATCCACATCTACTGTTCAACCACCAAGTGCTGATGCATTCAGAAAACTCTATCTAAGTGCAGGGAATCTCATTCCTCCTGGTTCAAGAATGCTGTTCTATCAGACTGCAGCACCAACTGGTTGGACAAAACTAACTGTTGACAACAATAAGGCACTTAGAGTTGTAAATGGTAGTGGTGGTAATACTGGTGGTAATGTATCATTTACTGGTGCATTTACAAATCGTGCTGTGGTTTTACCACTGCATAATCACTCTGCATCGTCTAATCCCAATACTACCAATCACACACATGGGGGTAACGCTGCTGGTGCAAATGCAACTCACAGCCATGGTGGTAGTGCAAGTGGTGGAAGTCATAGTCACTCAGGTGGTGGAAATGTGTATGTTGGTGTTACTGGTACCAATAGTTCAAGTGGTGCCGGTGGTGGTAATAACACATATGTTACTGGAGACAATAAAGGCAACTCAAGTTTTAGTGTCAATGTAGGGGGTGGAGGTCATAGTCACAGTGTAGGAACCAACAATGCAAATGCTGGTCATTCCCATGGACTTTCACTTAATGCTCAAAACGCAAACCACAATCACGATATTCTTATTAGTTCTTCAGGTTTTTCTGGTGCACAAATGGACTTCAGTGTTCAGTACATTGATGTGATTGTTTGTAGTAAAGACTAACCTTCAATTAGAGGTGGGTGAGGTAGTTGACCACCTATCACCCCTGTATCTAATCCTGCAGCATATAATTGTCTGTTTTTATAATTTTCTTCTACTACTTCGTTTCTAAAACTTTCTACAGCAGCACCAGTTTGATTTGACTTTTGTGCAATCTCAACTGCCATCATAGGCATCCAAGCCACAGCACATCTCCACTCATCTATCTCTTGACCAGTGTTTGGATTCACACCTCTAACACATGTGTACCAAGAACATTTTTCTTCAACACATTTTTTTTGAATTAGTGGACAAAATTCACCTTTTTTCATGATATATCATCATACCTGAAAATATTTATATATACAGGTTATAAATAAAAACAACGGATAAAACATTATAGATAATGTCTTTACTTAGGGCCGACAAGCTAGCCAATAGGTACAATAACAGTGGTCCTATTATTGTAGGTCCTTCTACGGTAAGTGGAAATTTTTCTGTTACTGGAATACTTACAGCGTTAGGTATTGGGGTAACAAATAACGTTGTTGTCGGTGGGGCATTAACTACAAAGTTCCTTACTGCAACAAATAGTGCATCAATATTCAACGCATCTCTTACTGGTATCACCACTGCCGGTATTATCACCAATGCAACTTATTTTGGTGATGGTGTAAATCTATCAGGTATTGTAACTGAGATTCAACCTGGTCCTGGTATCCAGATTTCACCACTAACTGGTAAAGGAAAGGTTACAATCTCGGCAACAGGTGTTGAGGTTTCTGGTTATTCTACTAGTTCTGGTATTGCCACTGATGTCAAAGGTGGTGTTGCTGGTGCAGTTTTGTATCAGGCAGGTCCTAATGATACTGCATTTACTGCACAAGGTAATGCCGGAGAAATTCTTCAATCAAACGGAGCTACAACTCCGACTTGGGTAAATCTTGCAGCTATCAATGTATCTTATGCTGATAGTGCTGGTATTTCTACCAACCTATTTGGTGGTTCTGCTGGCAGAATTCCTTATCAATCAGCATTAGACCAGACTACATTCTTACCAATTGGTCCTACAGGTAATCTTCTTTTAGGTCAGGGTACATCTGCACCAAATTGGATTGACCCTAAAGCAAGTCTTGATGTAAGGTATGCAAGACTATCTGGTATTTCTACTAGTGCCATTGGTGGTGTTGTAGATGTAACAGCACTCAAAGTTACTGGTATTACTACCCTGAGTGGTGGTAATGTAGAGGTAGATAATGACCTTCTTGTTAGTGGGATTACTACTACCACTCTTCTCAATGTTGGTACTGCTGCTACCATTTCTAACCTGACCCTATCAACTGGTCCTGGTGTTGGTGTTACTGCCATCCTTGATGAGGATGACATGGTGTCAGACAGAGTTGATGCTCTGGCGACACAACAATCAATCAAAAAGTATGTTGATGACCAAGTAACAGCACAAGACCTTGATGGTACAGCTGATACTGGTACATTTGCAATTGACCTTGACACTCAGACACTTGACCTTCGTGGTGATACCAATCAGGTTTATATTACTGCATCTGGTCAGACTGTCAATGTTGGTCTGGATACGAATGTAACCATCCCCAACAACCTTACAGTAACCAATCAAACTCAACTATCTGGTATGACCACTGTAAGTGGTACACTGGATGTTAATGGTGTTACTGATACACAATCACTCAATGTATCTGGTGTTGCTACAGTTGCAACCCTCGGTGTTACTGGTGTTACCACAACTCAATCTCTACAAGTAGTTGGTGTTACCACAACTGGTACATTATTGGTTGGTGGTAATACATCTACTCCTGGTAGTACTGATTACAGTTCAGTTACACTGAGTGGTCAGTCATCAGTATCATTCAATGTAACTTATACTAGACAAGCAACTGGTTTTACTCTTGATACTGGAACAGTATCAAGTGGTAATGCTCAGTTCAATTCAAATAGTAATTACTATTACTATGTTGCTTCCTCTGGTCCTCAGGCAGATGGAAGAATTATCATCTTCAGTGAAGTAGATAATGCATGGGTTGTCCTTCTTGATATCGGTGAAAACTTTACTGAAGGAAATGTCTCCGATGGTGATGCACTTGGTTTTGTAACTGCTGAAGAGACAGTAACCGCAAACAGTACCACTGCAGATGGTAGAAACGTACCACAAGCATCATCTGATATTGTTTATGCAACATCCGGTGGTGGTACTACTACTGGTATTGGTGTTACAATCACCACTGATGGTAACGCAATCTTTGCAGGTATCGTTACTGCATCCACACTCAATGTAACTGGTCAATCAACACTTGGTGTTACAACTACTACTGACCTATCTTCAAATCAATTAGTTGTTGCCGGTTTAACCACCCTTGCAGTAAATGGTGGTATTACGACAACAGGTGGTGACTTGTATGTTGGTGGTAACATATTTGTCAAGGAAGATATTGTATTTGATGAGGTAGTAGGTAGAAACCTGAATATTACTGGTGTTGGTACAATCAACACCCTTGGAGTTACTGGTGTCACAACTACACAGTTCCTTGAAGTAACTGGAGTATCTACACTCACCGGATATGTTGGTGTTGGTAGTGGTCTAGTTGTAGCTGGTGTTGCAACATTCCTTGGTTCAGTTGATATTGGTGTTGGTGCTACCATCAATAATGCCAATCTATACAACGCAAATCTGACTGGTGTTACTACAGTGGCAACCCTTGGTGTTACGGGTATTACAACTGTTGGTATTCTTACGGCATATGGTAATGTGGAACTTACTCAAGACCTTGAAGTTGAAGGTCATACGATTTTAGATACTGTTCATGTATCGGGGATGGCAACATTCCGTGGTGGTATTGATATTGGTACTGGAACTACGATTAGAAATGCTGTTTTACATAATACAAATCTTACCGGTGTTACTACAGTTGCAACCCTTGGTGTTACTGGTGTTACCACTACACAGTTCCTTGAGGTAACTGGAGTATCCACACTGACGGGATATGTTGGTATTGGTAGTGGTCTGGTTGTAACTGGAACTGGTGTTACAGCAACCACACTGAATGTCTCTGGTGTATCCACAGTTGGTTTCCTGACTGTAACTGACAGTCTATATGTCTCTGGTATTGCATCAGTTGGTTCTGCCATTACGATGTATGGTGCAACTGGTATCATCAGTGCTACATCCTTCTATGGTGATGGTTCCAACCTGACTGGTGTTGTTGGTCTGGTATCTGTTACCAATCAACTGTATGTTACACCTGATGGTAATGACGAGAATGATGGTTATCTGGTATCAACCGCCAAGAGAACTGTTGGTTCTGCACTGACTGTAGCCACACCAAGTACAGTTGTCAATATTGCTGCTGGTAATTATACTGAGAACAATCCAATCATTCTTCCTGAACAGGTTACTCTTCTTGGTGATAGCTTGAGAGAAGTCTCAATGATACCACAGAATAAGGATGAGGACTTTATCTACGTTTCGAATGGAAGTTATGTTGAGAATATGTCCTTCACAGGTACATTGAATGAAGGTAAAGCAATCATCTCATTCAACCCAGATGTACCATCTTTCATAACACAAGGACCATACATTAGAAACTGTACTAACTTCATCTCCAACAGTATTGGACTCAAAGTTGATGGTTCTGATGCTCTTGGTGCTACAAGAGCGATGAATGTTGATAGTTACACTCAACTAAACCAAGGTGGTATTGGTGTTTCTATCTCTAACGAGGGTTATGCTCAGTTAGTTTCTATCTTCACCATCTACAATGATCAGAGTATTGTATGTGTAAGTGGTGGTCAGTGTGACCTGACTAACTCCAACTCTTCCTTTGGTAGATTAGGTCTGGTTGCTGATGGTGTCGGCCCCACAAACTTCATCGGAACTGTTACTGAATTCACATCAGCTAACACCAATGTCTTCCCAATTGATGTAAGTACTGAAACTATATCAGTTGAGAATGCTGAGTATGACCATGTAACTGGATTGACAACCATTACTACATACAAACCAAATAATTTCACCAAGGGAATGAGTGTCAATATCTCTGGTCTTGGTTTCACCTGTCCTCCTGATACTTCCACCTTTGTTGTTGGTCAATCTATTGCAAATGTTGAGACTACCACTGGAACTAGATTTACTGCTGGAAGTGGTACAACATACGACCCTGCAACTGGTCTTCTTGTTCTGGATATTGGTATTGGTCATGGTTTGACTGCTCAAACTGATTTTACCGCAACAACTGGAACAACTTACAACCCTACTACAGGTGTTCTAACAGTTGTTACAACAAATTCTCATGGTATGATTACTGGCACATATGTCAAGTTTGCACCAGACTCATTGACATTTAGTTGTGATAAAGATGGTAATGCAACCAACCACACCTATCCGAGAGCAACAGACCCAATCTACAATATGTGGAAACAGGTTACTGTGGTGGATGCAACAACCTTCCAAATGGATGTCGGTGTATCTAGTGATGTATCAACTCACACATTCGTGAGTGCTACTGCAAACGGTGTGAAGGTTGCAACAAAGACTGTTAGTATTGTAGATGGGTCACTAATCTTCACATGTGCTACTGATGGTAATACTACTCAACATGCATATCCACGTCTCACTGACCCAGCTTCTGGTAGAGTATTTGGTATTGAAGCAATAAGTAGTACTTCTATTACATTGAACATTGGTTTGTCATCAGATACATCAGTCCATACATTTGTGTTGGGTGTTACAGATGCTGTTGTTGAGAGAGCCAGAGGTACTGCATTCTCTGCAATTACTGGAACTACTTACGACGATGCAACTGGATTATTATTAGTTGATACTGGAACATCCACCTCTGCCCTAACTGCCCCAACTGGTCTAACAGCAACTGCTGGTACACTTTATGTTCCTAATACTGGAACACTTAGGATTGTAACAACAACACCTCATGGTATGACAACCGGTGATATAGTCAAGATTAATCAGGAAGCAATTACATTCGTTTGTGAATCTGACAGTTATGGTTCACAAGTTTCTTATCCTAGAATCACTGACCCTATCTTCAATCAGTGGGTTCAAACAACTGTAATTGATGCAACAACATTTGATATCAATGTTGGTCCTACTGTTACTGGTGATTATCAACATATATTTGTATCATGTACAGCAGGAGGAATTCTGTTGGCCAACAGTGTTTTGAATATTGTTGATGACGCATTTACATTCACATGTTCAAGAGATAATAACACTACTCAAAAATCTTATCCAAGGTTCACAGACCCATTATCTAATAAGTTTGTTGGTATTGAAGCAGTTGCTGGTAATACATTCACTGTAAATATCGGTCAGGCTAACATTGCAACCTTCCCCGATAACTTTGGTAGAGTATTCCAAGTCAACAGTGTGATTGCTGGTGCAGGAACTTCATTCACCACATATGTTGGTGTTTCTACTATTCAACACACTTACAATAGTGGTGGTAATACTAATATATTCGTTACCAGACCTTATGATGGTCAGGTTGTTTACTTTGATTCTATTTACAATAGTATTGAGAATGTTACCATTACGAATGGTGGTGGTGGATATACAGAAGCTCCTCAAGTTGAATTCTCTAATCCATCTGAATCTTGGGGTATCAAAGCAACAGGAACCGCAATTCTATCTAATGGAAGTGTGACTGGTATTCAGATGATTTCTAATGGTAGAGGTTACACTGGAACACCTACTGTAACCATCCCTGGTGGTGCCACAGGTACTGCAAATATCCTACCTACATACTATGTGGTCAATCGTGCAACTCCAATTGTTGCAGGTGTCTCTACTGTAACATTCACTGAAAACGTACCTTACGCAGTTGGTGTTGGAATTACAGTTCCATTCTTCAAACAGAGTAGAGTACTTGCATCATCACAAGCATTTGAATATATTGGTTCTGGTAACACCGCACTTACTGCTCTCCCACAAAGAGGTGGTATAGCAATTCCAGAGAATGAAATTGTAAATAAGAATGGAGGTTTGGTTATCTATACTTCTACTGACCAGGCAGGTAACTTCAAGATTGGTAATGGAGTTATTATAAATCAATTAGAAGGTTCTGTTTCTGGTGGTGATTATAATCGAAGTCTATTTGCAAATATCACACCATATATTCTCGCATTAGGAGGAGAGTAACAAAATGGCATTAGCCCTAAACAATTATAAAACAGTTACATCTGTTGTAGGACTCAATACGGTAGGTATTTACACCGCACCGGTTGGATATAGTGCTATTATTCTTTTAGCACAGGCAACAAACATTGGTAGTGATACTCAAACTATAGAGTTTTCTTACGAGAAAACTGTAGCAGGTATTGCCAATACCACTGAAATGTTGAAGGGATTTCCAGTTCCTTCTAATGATTCTGCTAATCTTTTGGCAGGTAAACTAGTTCTTGAAACTGGTGATAGTATTGTCATGTCATCCAGTAGTAATACTGACGTTAAATTTATCTCATCTGTTCTAGAGACACTTAATCAGTAAATAAAATGACAAGATACACTAGCGACAACCGTCTAAATCTTAAGGTTGGTGTAAGTTCTTTTAGCAAAGACCTCACATCACTTGAGGTTATTGGTCGCGTTGGTATTAACTCTACTACAGCACAGAATGAGTTAGATGTTATAGGTTCAACTAATATTACAAACGGGTTATCGGTAGGTGGTCTTTCTACCTTTACTGGTGTAGGAACTTTTGGAAGTGACTTATATGTTGATGGAAATTTATATGTAAAAGATGATGTAGTATTTGATGAAATTTCTGCTAGAGATTTAAATATCACAGGACTTGCCACCGTTGGTAGTCTCAAAGTTACAACTGACACAGAGATTGACCGTAATCTTTTAGTTACTGGTGTATCTACTCTTACTGGAATTGTTACCACAGGTACTGACCTTTATGTCGGTGGTAATCTCTTCTTTGGAGGTGGTGGAGGACAGTTAATAGCTGAAGACCTTGAGGTTACTGGTGTTGCTACTATTACAACTCTGGGTGTAAGTAGTACTACCACAACAAAAGATTTAGTTGTTACTGGTATTGCAACCATTGGTACATCACTGGATGTCAATGGACCAGCAGATTTGGTTGATACTGTTGTATCAGGTGCTCTTACTGCAACAACCTTCCATGGTAATGGTATTGGTCTAACTGGTATCACCAGTGCAACGAACGCAACCAATATCTACGGTGGTCAGTCAGGTCAATTATTATATCAGGCACAACCAGGTCTAACTTCAGCATTCTATAATGGTAGTACTAATCAAGTACTTGCATCAAGAGGAGTAGGTAATCCTCCACAATGGGTACAGGCTGCACCAGCTGGAGCTATTGAAGGTCTTCTCTTATTTGATGAAGGTGGTCAAGTAGGTTTAGGAACAACATATGCAGGTCTTGACTTTAGAGGTCTTGATGTCAGTGTACTTGGTGGTAATGATGGTGGTATTGCTACTCGGTCACATCACTTAGTAACTCTGGTATTACTACTCTCACTGGTTCTCTGATTGTTAATGGAACCACAAGGGCTAATAATGGTCTAAATGTGATAGGTGTATCTACACTCACTGGCTATGTCGGTGTTGGTAGTGGATTGAATGTTACTGGTGTTGTAACAGCGTCTCAATATGTTGGTGATGGTATAAGACTATCAGGTATTGTTACCTCTATTACAGCAGGTCCTAATATTGCTATCAGTTCTTCTGCAGGTAATGTAACGATTACTGGTCTTGCCAACACTCAAGGTTTGGTTGCAGATTCATTATTTGTTGCTGGAATCTCAACACTTGGTATTATAACTGGTGCAGAATCTTTAGGTGTTGGAACTGTTTATGCAACTAACTTTGTTGGTGGTACATATAGTGGTGATGGTGTAGGACTATCAGGTATTGTTACCTCTATTACTGCTGGTGAGAATATCTCTATCAGTTCTACTACTGGTAATGTTACAATTACTGGTCTGGCAAAGACCGATAAAATTACAGCCGAGTCTTTAGTTGTTACTGGAGTTTCAACACTTGGTATTGTTACAGGTCTTGAGTCATTAGGTGTTTCAACTGTTTATTCAACTACTATCATCAATAATGATAAAGTTGGTATTGGAACTGATAATCCAACAAGAAAATTGGATGTTTTTGGTAATGTAAGTTTTGAGGGTGATGCCAGAATTACTGGTATATTGACTCTTGGTACTTCTTCCATAACACTTGATGGTGTCAATAATATAATACAAGTTGGTAATGGTGTTACTCTTTATGGTAACACTGGTGTTGTTAGTGCTACAAATTACTATGGTTCTGGTGGTGCTTTATCAGGTATTGTAACTAATATTGTTGCTGGTGAGAATATCAGTATTGATACTTCTCAAGGTCAAGTTACAATTACTGGTCTTGCAAATACCGCAACTGTTTTAGCTGACTCATTAGTTGTTACTGGAGTATCAACACTTGGTATCATTACTGGTGCGGAATCTTTAGGTGTTGGTACAGTCTATGCTGATAATTTTGTTGGTGGTACCTTCAATGGTAGTAGTGCAACATTCAGTGGAAATGTTACCATTGGTGGCACATTAACCTATGAAGATGTAACAAGTGTAGATGCTGTTGGATTTATTACAGCCAGAGAAGGTATTAATGTTGGTGGTGGAACGACAAGTAGTTCTTCTGTAACTGATTACTCTGAAGTCACACTAAGTGGTCTTTCTCCTAGTTCTTTCAATGAGACTTATACCAGACAGAGTTCAGGATTTGTTCTCGATACTGGTACAGTAGCATCTGGTAACGCTTTATTCCATTCAGATAGTAGTTATTACTATTATGTAGCATCAACAGGGTCGAGTCCTGACTCACGGATGTTGATTTGGAGTGTAGTAGATAATGCCTGGATTGCAGTCTTTAACTTCAATGGGACCAATTACACTGAGGGTAATGTTACAAACAACCAAGCCCTTGGTTCTAGTGGTATCTTCAGTACCACAGTAACCGCCACATCTCAAACTGCAGATGGTAGAAATGTACCACAAGCAAGTAGTAACATTGTTTATCCAACCACAGGTGGTGGTTCAACCGTATCTGGTATTGGAGTAACTATACTATCTGATGGTGATGCAGTATTTGCTGGTATTGTAACTGCACAAAATCTTAATGTTGTTACTGAATTGACTGCTGGTTCAGCAGCATTCAGTGGAAATGTTACAATCGGGGGAACATTAACCTATGAAGATGTAACGAGTGTAGATGCTGTTGGATTTGTTACTGCTCAACAAGGTATTAATGTTGGTGGTGGTGCAACAGATGATGCAGTTGTAACTAATTATTCAATAGTCACACTGGGCAATTTATCACCCAATTCTTTCAATGAAACTTACAATCGACAGGCAACAGGATTTGTTCTTGATACTGGTACAGTAGCATCTGGTAACGCTCTATTCCATGCAGATAGTAATTACTATTATTATGTTGCAACAACAGGGTTCCAGACTCATTCCCGAATGAATATCTGGAGTGTAGTAGATAATAGTTGGGTTACAGTTTTTGACTTCAATGGGACCCATTACACTGAGGGTAATGTTACAAACAATCAAGCCGTTGGTTCTAGTGGTATCTTCAGTGCCACAGTAACCGGTCTTAGTACTGTTGTTGATGGTAGGAATATTGCACAACCATCCACTCATATTGTTTATCACACTAGTGGTAGTGGTGGTACTATTCGTGCTGGTATTGGAGTAACCATACTACCTGATGGTGATGCTATATTTGCTGGTATCGTAACATCACAAAATCTTGATGTTACTACTGAATTTAATGTTGGTTCTGCAACATCACAATTCAATGTTGTATCATCTGGTTCCTCCATTATGGTGGGTATCGGAACTACAAGTGCTGATTATACATTAGATGTTAGGGGTGATACAAATATAGAAGGTGACCTAACTATCGATGGTAATACAGTTCCAACAATAGCAATGGTAATTGCACTTGGTGGATTCTAATAAATAACTAAAAAGTATTAATAAAATGGCGGAGTCATTTAACAATAAACTGACATCATCAACTGGAATTGTGACAACAACTACAGTTGCTAGTATTGGTGCTGCAGGAACAACCATTAGTGGTATATCAACTAGTGGTATATCAGTTGGTGATATGGTTGATACTGTATTCTTTAGAGGTGGAACTAAAGTATACTCAATTGCAACGACTTCAGTTATTGTGGATAAGACTTCTACAAATACAGCAACCGCATCAAATCAGGTTGTGAATTTTATGGGTCCTACGACTGTATATACTGCATCCACTAAATCGATTCTTGTATGTGGTACTTTTGCAAATCTCACAGACAACTCTGTGAGTCTATACCTTGAAATTGGTATTGGTAACACTCTTGTAAACCTTGCAAATGATATTCCTGTTCCAACTGGAAGTTCATTTGTTATCAGTGATGCTGGTAAAACAATTCTAACACCTAATCAAGAAATTAGAGTTTATAGTAATACTGAAAATTCACTAGATGTAAGTCTTAGTATCTTAGAAGGAGTAGCCTGATGATAGGGAATAACGGGTATATAGGTCGTAACCCTGGAGATTCTTCAGTTGTAATTGCCAGTCAGGTATATACTGTTACCGGAAGTCAAACAACTTTTGTTTTTACTAGTGGATACCAAACTTCATATATTGAGGTGTATCTCAATGGTGCTAAATTAGTTAAATCTCAAGATTTTAATGCAACAGATGGGAAAAATATTATTCTTGCAGTTCCTGCAAATACTGGTGATGTTGTAGAAGCGGTCACATATAAAGCATTTAATGCAGTTGTTCCAATATCAGATACACCAGGTAATCTTACTGTTGGTGGTGACTTAGTAGTTCAGGGTGATATTGATGTTAGTGGTGTATCTACTACTTTAATCTCTGCTATTGGTATTCAGTCTGGTGGTACTCAGATTGGTACTGGTATTACAACTATAAACTTTATTGGTGTTGGCAATACTGTTAAGGTCAATGGTACAACTGTTGATGTCAGTATTGAAAGTGGTGCCTCTGGTGTTGGTACTGCGATTAATTATCCCAATAATGAAAAAAGTCCATTCAGTTATATCAATGCAACTACATATGTAACTGAAAACATTGTACTTGATACCAATAATGCTGGTAATGACTACTCTTATGTTGTCGTTCAAGAACCAAGAATTATCGTTCAAACTGGTGTAGCTGTCACTGTGGGTCTTGGTAAAACACTTGTAACTGACCTATATCAGTTGGGTGACCTCTGATAAATACAATTAAAAGATATTAACAATGTCAGCAATTAATGTAAATTCTATTACAGGTAGGACTGGTACTCACGGACCAGTGCTGACGGGAGTGACTACCGTATCAAACGCACTAGATGTTGGTGGTAATGTAAAAGTTGGAGATTATGACCTTTCTGATGGTACTAAACAAGGAATCTACCTTAATCAAGGTGGACCCATTTATGTCAATAGACTCGATGGAACGTTAGAAACATTTACCGGTCGCCTCGATGGTTCTATTACCAGTCAAATTCTTGCGAACGGCTCGGCTTCATTTGGTGGGACTGATGTTGTTTTAGATGACACTGGCATCTACTTAATGGATGGTGCAAACGCAGGACCAAGCAACTACAGGTCTCGTGTTCT